TGGTTGAAGTTCCAGATGTCGGGAAATAGGTAGCCGCATTTCTAGTGTAAAATACATAGAATTGAGAATTTGCACTGTTGTCTAAGTTAATTTGGAAATAATTATTGTCAGCTTGCGAACCATCATAAGTCATTACTCGTTGATTGTTTGAGATTATCCTTGTCCTTGCACAACAACCAATTTGAAGAATAGATGCGGCTACGGCTTGTGTAATTGAAGCAGAGCCGTGATAATCATTTCCAGCACTAGCATAAAAAGTTCCAAGATCAGACCAAGTGGGCGAACCAACAGCGGTAAGGTCGTAGGCGTTTTTCAAATCAAATAAAGTTGTGCCGCTTCCTTTGTTGTGGCGAGAACGACATAGATAGATCGAGGTGAGAAGAGAATACACGCCTGCATTTTTCAATTCCTTTACAAAGTTATGAATGTCGATCTGCCCCTGCAAATCCGTGATACCAACCCTAGAAATATACGAATCTGCGTCAGCATCTGGCGTGGGAATGAAAACGCTAAAGGTTGAGCGATAAAGAGGCATCGCCTAGCTCCTAGCTCAACTGCGTCACTTCAGCAGTTCCAGCCGTTGCAAAGATTCCGCCAATCAATCCAGTGTAGTTAAATGGAACTTCATAGTAGTCTCCAGAACTTAGCCTAACTGTGAAAGCTGATGTGCTGGCAGTGGCTGTGCCTAGCATAACGTGGAGGTTGCCTGGGCCAGAATTGAAGATCGTGCATCCCAGCCTGCCAGTGCTTGCCGTTGCAATCGTGCCGTAGCTGGTGGAGGTAAAGTCAGTCGGACCAGTTCCGCCAGTTGTGGCGTTAGGCGGGCGAATGCCATCAGCAACGTCAGCCTGCAATGTAACCATCAAAGCCTCTATGGCTTCGAGGTTAAAGTTAATGCTCTGCGTACCGCCGGTGGCAGTACCAATAGTCTCCAAGATGCGGTTAGTTTGCCAGCCCATATAAGAGCCTTAAACCGTCCGCTTATAGAGTGCGAATGGTCCTCCGCTGGACACAATGACTTCGGTGATGTCACCCGTCAAAGTTGAGCCAGCAGCAAAGGCAACACCCGTGGATGATGTTCCGCTAACAGAGATGGTTATTGTCCCACCAGTCAACGCTGTCACGCCATCGAAAGCCCCAGTGCTTGTAGAACTGGAAACTGCAATGGTCGTGCCAGCATCGCCTAGCGCGATTCTGGATAGAAGTCGCGACATAACCTTACGCTGTGTAGAACGGAATCTTTACCGCTGTTCCGTTAACTTTGAGCAACAATGCGCCAAGGCTGGTAGCATTCGTGCTGAATGTTCCGCCAGTAGCTGTGCTGGTGATTTCAACTAACTGCGTTTCTTGGGCTGTATCAAGACGGAAAGGTCGGCTTTTGGCCAACGATTCCCTGCGCACATAATTGTCTGACATAGTTAATCTCCTTTGCGACCCCAAACACGTTTCACTTGATCCGCGCTAAAGTCGCTTTTGAACCTACTCCCAAGTTTTTGTTCTTGTTTGTAGTACCCCTTCATAATTGTTGATGTATTCGACAGCGTTGGATCGGTCGGGGATTCTCCCGTTCCAAATACTGTCAAACGTTGTGGCACAGTCGACCTTCTCAGATAGCTAGGGACTGAATCCCTCTTAGCAACCGTTTTCTCCAGTTCAACGACTGATCCGTTACGGGTGTCGGTGTACTGGTAGATCGGCATTAGCTGTAGCTTTCCTCGTCGGCTTCCTCTGCCATCTTACGCATTTTATCCTCTTCGGACATCTCTGACTCTTCATCTACTTCAGCCATCGGCTCTGCTTCCGCCATCGCATCATTGATGCGGACGAATACAGTATCGCCGTCAACCTTTTCGACTGTGCCAGTGAGTTCCACCGAGTCACCCGCCTCTGGAGGGGTCATCTCGCCTTCACCACCATCCATCTCAAGCATGGACATAGGCAAGCGAACAAGACCTTCCTTGGGCATAGATTTCTCGCTGGAAGAGGCTGGGGAGGTTTTACCCTCCCCAGCTTTCCGAGGACCCATACCGATTACTAGCATGGCTCCCATATAGATAACTTAGGCGAAGTTAGACTTCGACCAGACAACGCGATAGAACGCAGGGTTCAATTGCTTCGCAGTATAGAAGGTTTTGAACGATGCGATGGTGCGCTGACCGTAGATGTCCGACTTGTCAGGAGCATCGAGGATTGTGACCTTAGGCGCGTAAGGCGAGCCAGTGGCCGCAACCGCTGTCATGTGAGGCACGCCGAAGGCTTGCCCACCGAGAACGATGCTTGCGTAGTTGGAGCCGGTTGCCTCGGTGTTTACACCGTAAGCAGCAGTACCAGCCGTTAAGTTGTTGGTGGTTTCGATTACGCTCACGCCGAACAGACGACCGACTTCACCTTTGTAGATGGCATCAGGGGTGCTGTAGGACGAAACGCGAAGGAAGTCATCGTCGTTCATCAAGTCACGGGTGACCTGAGGAGGAGCAACGAGGACGTAACCATCTTTGATCTTAGGAGCGCGGTTGACCTTGAGGGCAGTCGCGGCATCCAGAAGATCCAAAGCAGTCATCGCGGCGTTAGCCGTGGATGCACCTTGGAAGTTGGTTCCGTTGGTTCCGTTCTGTGCGTAGCGCACATAGGACGACGTGGAGACAGTCGTACCAGCAGTCGTGGAGGCAGTCGTGTTCAACACCAACGCGCGGTGCGAGAGGGTGTCGGCATGGAGAGCTGCATCTTCACCGAGTTGCTTAGTAGCCTGGGCCAAGTGATTGAATAGCTCGGTGGCCAGCAATACGTCGGTGAGGACGATGCTAGATCCGAACTGTTCCAACGTGGCTTCGACCGTGGAGAGGGTGAGCTGACGCTCGCCCGTACCAGCAGTAGGACTCGTGCCTTCCGCAAGCGAGACGATTGAAGCGATGCTGGGGTTATCGAATCGGAAGAAACGGACGGTTTTGTTGCCGCCAGTTTTCGTCGGATACGGAACCTTTTGGGCAAACTGCTCCATCTGGAGCAAGGGGATTTGCCTCTCTAAGAGTGACTTTGAGAAGAAGGCCTGAAACTGTGAAGAGACAGAGCCTGTAGTAACATTAGCCATTTTATTTTTCCTATACCACTAACCTGTCAAACTCCCATCCTGTCTGCTTCCGCTGCCATTCGTAACAACTCCTTTTCCTGTTCATTGCTGGACAGTTCGTGAAACTGTTTCTGTCGGGCGGGTGCAGAAGGCTGACCGCTTGCCGGTGTCGTGGCCTTTCTAAGTTGAGCCAATTCTGACTCATACTTTGCAACCTTCTTTTCCAAATCGGAGGCGGACTCCGCTTTAAGCCTAATCTTGGCGATGCCCACCGCATCCTTAATCCCCGCTGGGTAGTTACGCAGGATGGCGTGGTTCTGTAGCATCTCCGATACCGCCTTGTAAAGTTTGGTGGAAGAGTCTTTGAGATCGGGGTTAGCCTCGACCTCTTCGTAAAGGTTCTTGTCCCAGGCGGACTTTAGCTCGCCTTTGACATTCTCCTCTTGCTCTTTCCTGTACTCAACCTCAATCTCGCTGGCTTTGTTTTCAGCGAGTTTTGCAAGATCATCGCGGCCTTCATCACGGTAGCTCTTTGCTGCTTCCCGATAATCTTCCGCGCTAAACTTGCGAGTTGAAGTTTGTTTCTCCTGCGCAGCAGCTTTTCCAACCGAGGCCTGGGCGGCTTCCCGCTCGGCCTGCAACTTGGCTTTCTCTGCTCGCAGTGTTTCCCATTCCTTTTCAAGACGCGACTTTGCTTTCTCATATCGTGTTGGCTTCTTTTCGGAAGCCGACTCCGACTTGGATTCATCAGATTGCGTTGTTAAAGAACTTTTGGTTGATACGGTTTCAGTCTTAGGGACCTCATCCGTCACCACATCATTCGATGTGGATTTAGTTTCGGTGGTTTCGGGAGTCGCGGGTGTCTCCAAGGTATCGCCGCTGGCCGTCTCCTTAGTTTCTGTTACCGCTTCAACTTGTGACAGGGTGGGCGCGAGTTCCGTGCCTTCATCTGCCGCCTTCGCTAAAGCCAATACATCTGCTTCGGATAGGTTAGTCAATTCCGCCATTTTGACCCTTTCTTACACTTTTCGGTAGGGAGTCATTCTACCTAAAGGTTATTCGGCTACTGGTTCATCCGATCCGTCCCCGTAGCCTGGGATGGCGGAGTTGAGTTTTTGGGATGCGAGCGATTCTAAGGTCGCAACACATGCCCTATATCCATTAGCACGCCCACACGCCTCCGCAAGTTCTTCTTGCTTTTTCATTACTGCGGATGCGTTTTGGCGTAAGGTAAGGTTCAAATGTATAAG